GGAAAGAAAGCTGACATTTCACAACAGAATCCACAACCGAAAATTATAGATTTCCAACTCTGTGCAGAAGTTGTACATGTAGACTGTGAAGAAAGAATCAAAATACAAAAATCGAAACGTGATTACCTAATAACACAAATTCAACAAAATATTTTTGATGTTGCATCTGGTGTAAATACTGGGAAGTTTAAACTGGATTTCATAAATCCAGTGAAAGAATTGTACTTCGTCATTCAACGTCAGGGTAGTGTCGGGACGAATGAATTCGAGTTCGTTACCCCCTTTGATTATGATGGTATACTTGAAGAAACCGGGAATAAGTATATACTTTGGGAGAACTTGGACCATCTCACACTTACTCTTGATGGTCAGGATATCATTACCAAGGATACAGGGACGATGCCTTTTCTCAAGGCTGTACAGGCTGCCATACATCACTCAAAAACCCAACTTATTAGACGTTTCTATTCATATAGTTTTGCTTTACAACCAGAAGAATGGTATCCAACGGGACAGGTTAATTTCAGTCTCGTAAAAGAGCAGATTTTAGACCTAAGTCTTCATCCATGCACAGGATATTCAAGACAAGTTCGAGTATACGCCGTAAACTACAACACCCTTCGTGTAAGTGAGGGAACTGCTAAAACTATTTTTGATCTCAAATACTAAAGATGAATATGCAAACTGGTTTCGGTGATGGGGGTGATGGTATGGTTGAACAGTACATTCAAACTATGACCAATCTTCTTCTCCCCGTGATGGAACGGAGTACGGTACTCGCAGCAGAATATTCCAAAGCCTGTGGAAGAGATACACTTCTCCCAGAAGATATGGAATATGCGATGAAATACTGTGTTATGTACACAGTTGGTAGGACAGTTGGTTCTATGTTTCCTGAAATATACCAGGAAGACGAGGAAGAATCTGACGAAGAATCGGACGAAGAAATGGAAATCGTTTCACCAGAAGACTGCCCCTCATTCGAGAGATATTCAGGAAACGACACGACATTCACCCAGATGAACGAAGCCTATGATCGCTGGGAATCGTGGACTCCACAGAATCCGACAGAACACATGTTAAAAAATGCTATTAATAGTAATGAGCATCTCAGAACCTGAAGCATGGGCGTTCTCAGATAGTAAAAGTACTAAATTACACATATCCAATTTAGACTCCAGCTCTAGTGATGATTCATCAGATGATGAACAACTTTTTTCAAAAACAAAAACACTCAAAGGAAAACGATTTAAAAAAATAGTAACAAAAGAAGAAGTTACAAAAGATTAATTATTTTCCTGTCGTATAGTATAACAAACACCATGTCGGCCGCCGCTCTCCAAACCGTAACCCTCGTGACCCAGGAACTCCAGTCCCAGACTCTCAACTCGATTGTTGGTGGTTTCTCCTTCGCCGCGGCTATGTCGTGGATGGACTTCGTTCGCTGGACCATCACCCAGATCATCAAGGTCCCCAAGAACGGTGGTGCTCAGTACGCGCTCACCGCGGTACTCACCTCGCTCCTCTCCGTGGTTGTATTCTTGGTCATCTCCAGAATCACTGGTAAGACTGCTAAACCCGCGCAGCCCGTCTACGCGATAACTCGTTAATCGGTTTACCTTTCATAAAAAAAAGAAGGAGTAGACCAACTAAAACAATTAATACAATATATAAATACTCCTTTCTCCATTTATAAGTATTCTTCACGATAGCAGGAATACTTATTATTGGCTTTGGCTCTTCCTTTTCAACCTTCTTTGATTCTTCTATGGGAACTTTTGGTAAATTTTCCAATTTATCTGTGGATCCTGTAATTTCAAATTTTAGTACATGGTCTTGGTTTCTAAAATCATATGAAATCAAACGACCATGACTCATGTAGAAAAATTCAATTTTCACATCCTTTATCATCTTTTGTGCTCCAGAATGAAAGTGGTGCACCAATTTATCGTCGACACCGTTAAAGTTTATAGAATCAGTCCCATCGAGAAGTATATGACCCGTGTAGAAAGGGTTGGATGTATACACAGTTTGTGTAAATTCATCAGACCCCGTAGTTAGTTTTAATATCAAAGAATTTGGACCATTCAGATTGATAGCCCCAGAACGAAGTGTGTTATTTGTAGATGTAAAGTCCTTTGAGCTGAAACCCATCAGTTGGTGAGGTGTTGTGAGAGGTGACGCATTACTCAAATATCCGTCCGTACCGCTATAAAATTGAAGTGTAAAATCATCAGATGCTTGTGTGTTTGAAAATACCAATGAATCTGTCTCCTCATCAAAGATAACCGTATCTATGTGAGTATTAGCAGGGGCGAGTTCTATATCAAGGTCTTCAGCTAATACATACCCATTTGAATAATTCGTTTCATTTAAAGTTATAGATACACCATCTACTTTGAATGTCTTATTCGTAGCACATGTCATCAATTGGGGTGTTGGAATACGAGCAGACACAAGTTTAATATTAGAAATGTCATAAATTGGGTTATCTAAATTGACAACATAACTATTGGCGTATGCATATATACCTGTATCTCTTTCACTACTATCTATGTTAAGGGTGTGGACCTTCATTAAAATACAGGGACAATATTTTAATGAATGTTTTTGTCTATTACAAAGCGATTCTCTACTGATACAGTGAGTGTGCGAGGGGGTTGTTCTGGAGTTGTCTCTTAGCGATGCCTAGGTCCTTGGTGTTAGGATTAGCATTACCCTTGTAAGAGTTGAACTGGTGGAAAGGTTTTTGCTGGTAGTTTTGACTCCAGCCACCATTCGCTGGGGCAACACGACCATCAATACGGGTCGTGTCACTGCGAACTGCTGTAAGAGCACCACCCTGCTTGAGAGCGCTCTCACGAACATTCATGCGACCAGCATTACCCATCCTGTTTGGTTTACCTCTGCGGTCTTCTGGACGGAATCCATACTTCATGAGTTCCTCGTTGGTCTTGGCAGTTATCTGGGCAGCGACACCTTGTGTGTATCCACCATGGTGACTGTTGATACCTGGGGCTGGTCTGTTTCCATACGCATATTGTTCGTCGTTACGATCACTCTTAAATCTGGTAGGGTCTTGGGGCATGGTCTGTGCTGAAATGAAACGCTTAGCACCATTGAACCCTAACCCATCGTTGCGAAGACCAGTTTCTGAGCGGTTAGTGGTACGTTTAGTTTTCTCATGCTCGTTGCGAGGAACTACACCAGACATGCCTTGAGCACGTCCAGCCATAGTGGGTCTCCTCGATGGAAGGAAAGCGGTAGTTTCGGGTTTGTTATGGGTAAGCTGACCAACGACAGCGGAGCGACCACCAGTGACATCAGCCGCGGGACCGGTACGTCCTGGAAGTGAAGTCAACCTGTACTCTCCAACATTCACAGGGTTGACCCTGAAAGTTTGCTGGAAACCACCGACTGCGGGTACACTAGGGTCAACACCTAAACCTGGACCAACCATCTGCTTTTCGATGGGGGAAAGGTTGTTCATACGACCATTGTCATACATTCGGTTTCTCATGTTTAGAATTTCCTCACCACCACTACGCTGCTGCATGGTAATATCTCCGAAACTCTCCATCTCCCTTTTGTGAGGAACCTGGGCTGTAGGTTGAAAATTATTAGATTCTATGATTTCTGGGTTTTTCATTGCTGGTGGTTCAGTGACAGAAACTTTTGGTGGCTGGGACTTGGTACTCAAGTTCCTCCCCGCAAATACAAGACCGGCAACGGCCATGAGTGATATAGGATCAGCCATTCTTACTTCTTATTAACATTTTTATTAAGGTACCTTTTCTGGAACAGACCATTCTGGACATCAGCTCTAGTGCTCGAAGGTTCATAACTCATCGTGCGAAGGGGAACCTTACATTCCATGTTGCTTAGGGGAAACAAGTTTCGTTCATAAGTCTGTACGAGATGCTTGTTAAATCGGGAAGTAGATTGGGGACGAAGTTGATCACTTGTCTCAATATATTGTGCTGGGGAACCCTTACCCGCCATGTATGGGGCAGTACCGTACAACATAGTGTTGGGTCGGCAACTGCCACAGTTCAGGCTACCGGGCTGGGGGTATACAAAAATTTCATCAGTCGCTTTTACGGCGGGTAGAGCACCCGCGTTTTGAACAATGGAAAGTCCAGGTTGAAGCTGATACGCCATTTATTATTATATAAGAATATTAATCTAACTATATGTTCCGCCACCCCCTCGGACACTTCCACCACCAAAACCACGGCCAATATTTCCATCTGAACTCAATCCGGAAAATGCCTCGAGCTGGACACCCCTAGCATTGGGATCACAAAAGCGGGTATCACTCTTACACATTGGTGCATTTTTTTTACCATATAAAGCCTCTGCGAAAGCTGTTTGGTCTCCTGGGATATTAGTCACTGGGTTCGAAACAAACTGACGTTCCATAGCATTGCGAAGGTACTTGGGCATAGCAGTACGAGAACGCCCCGCATCATATGGGATACGATCGCTACTGTAGGCCTGAACGAATGGTTTTACCGTGGGGTAATAACACGCCTCCAACCTGTTGGGTGCATCGGTATAATCGGTGATAAGAACATTCCCCATGGGGTTGTCTGGTGTAGGCATTTGACATGACACACCTTCAATAGAATCACCATATGTTTCCTTAACCATTTTAGACTTATAAAGAACATACACAACACCCAAAACCGTCGCACCCAACACGAATACACGTGGGTCACGCCGAATAAGATAGAGTATAGTGCATACATAAATGATAAAACGGGAAGCAGCGTTTACCCTGTCTTCTGGTGTTTGTTCACCTGTAGGCCAAAATTGGGTGACCTGGTCAGCATCAAAAAGCTGTTGAGGATCATCGAACCAAGCTTTCATTTAGTATATGTGGAGGTTTATTTTTTTGGGAGACCCTTCAACATGTTGCCCATCATCTGCATGAGTGCATCCTGGTCGAGTTCACCGTCACCATTCTGCATACTGTCAGCGACACCTTTGGCAATAGTCTCAATTTGAGCAAGTGTACCTTCGGGAAGAGAGGTGATAGTAGTACCGAGCATGTATAGGGTTTGGAGATACTGCCAGGTAGCACCCTTGGTACCTTCACTCATCTTAGTCCAGTACCGCTTGATATCAAGTTCCTTGAGAAAGTCAATGTTCTCAATTTCCTCGAGAAGAAATGTCTCATCCTTAGCAGAAATCTTGTCCGCGTAGGGAGAAACACCCTTCATGAAACCATCAACAACGAGACGAGGGTTGGTCGACTTGAGTAGGTCGAACGATGTAAGCATTTTTTTAATTCCTTTTTCCTCTGGAAAAGTCTTGTGCAATTCCACAAGAAATTGACTCATCATATCATTGAATGCAGTGACGGATGCCATTTTCTTATTATATTGGTCTAATCTTTAAGTTTAGAAAGGTTCGGTCGAAATAGTCTCCTTTTTACCTAACCCACCTGATATTATGAAAAATACCAAAATCGCGTTTAGAGCAGCGGGTTTAGTGTATTTATTGAGTTCGAGTTTACCTTCATTATTCAAGTACGCCTTGAGATGAATATAAGTGGCGGTTATACCAGCTGCAATTAGGGCGGCACTCACTGGGTCGCGTAATTGCTCTGAGAGTTCCATTTAATTATACCTGGGATTTTTTGTACGTTGCTCTGGTGCATCACCAAAGAATACATTGTCATCTGGTTCCTCTTGGGGTTGACCCATTGGTTGACCCATTGGTTCACCCATTGGTTGCGCAATTGGTTCTGACACTGGGTCAGGTGCCTGGACACTGTGGATAGTTTTGAACTCATTTTCAAGTCCAGTTGGTCGGGGCTCACCGTATTCTTCCACTCCTTCGAGTGGTTCAGGTTCGGGTTCAAGTCCCTCAAGAGGTTGAGACTCCATCTCTTCCATCTGTTCGTCAAGAACGTCGGGGTCCATACTGTCCTCAACCTCACCATCGAGTGAAATATCACGCGTTTCTTGGGACATGTAGGTTTGAAGAATTTGTTGTACTGGAATAAGTTCCTTCACCGTGTTTTCAATGCATAGGGTAAACCGCACCCTGAGGTTCTCATCGCGAATATATTCACTCTGTTCATCATGGAAAATGTAAGGGTCCCTGTAAAGGTCTTTGGCGATATTGTTGTAGCAGGTTTGAATAAAAACCTCTTCAGTTGGGAGCTTGAGAGAAATCTTCTTATTATCCGCCTTGAGACGAACAGCCGAAAGAATCTTGGTACACGCAACAAAAACAGCCGCGAGAAGGTCACCAAACCATGAACACCGGTCAGTGATGTTATCCGAGTGGCGCTTAGACATGGCATTAGACCAGTTTGGGACCTCCTTCAGGTGCTTCTGGAACATGATGAGAACCTGCTTACCCTTAGAGGTCTTCATCGCTTCATTATACATTTCATCAAAAACTTCAATCATAGGTGGATACATAATAAGGCACATCTGTCCAAGATATTCCTTTTTAGCTTCTACAAGCACACTCAAATTGTCCATTTATGATTAATAGGGTTTTTAAAATGATGTTTTCCTACGCACCACTCCTCCTGTACTGATTAGCTATTTTCTTCAGATTCATGAGATTTGGAAAATCACCCTCCTCCACTTCTTCCTTCTTTATTTTACTCTTTTTAGGAACGATCCAACATATATACAGGTCGTGATCACTTACCAGTCTTACTGTAAATCCACCAAGTTCAAACTGTCTAGCAACATATTTAGCTGCAAGTCTCCTATCAAATGCTGGGTACCCGAGTAAGAATGTAGGTACAGTAAGAAATAGTTGTTTGTGTCCAAGTTCTACAGCTTGTTTAATCTTTGAAGAAAACTGTTCATAAATCCTTTTATATATATCTTTTCGCATTTGTTTTCGTTTGTCATCAATTTTCGTCACGTCATTGATGCTTAACATTACAATTACTGCAACTTATTTTTGACGGAATCCAACTCACCCTTGGTAGGAACAGCTGCTTCCTTGACGAGTTCATATTCAACAAACTCTTTACCAGCGGAACCTTCTGTGAAGGCGCGTACATCACCTGGTGCCTGAACACCGATGGGCTGTGTGCGAAGAGAAATCACACGAGACTTTCCATTCTTAACCTCGAACGAGGCAACCACGGAGAAACCAAATGAGAAACCACCCTTCTTCATGACCATAAACATAACTTCATAAATCTCCTCCCTCTCTTTCCTATACCCCTTGACGGCGGTAGTTTCAATGATGTAGGTGCAGACACCCGTACGCTTGGAGATTTCCTGGTTGGCTTGAAGCACAAAGTCTTGCATCTGGTCATTGTCGAGGACGACTTCAAATTCCTCAAATCCATCAAGGTTTGGTCTGGAGTCATTCAATTTTATGGGCGATACGGGTTGTGTGTACCCTGAGAGACCGAAGGTTTCTGTGAAGGATTCCATATTGGTTGTCAGTAGAACCACAATCAGGATGAGGATAAAAGCCAACAAGTAGTTCATCTTTACTAGTATGCGTTAATTTTTTTTTAGAAAATACCATATACATAGTAGATGTCATTGTTGATTTATAGCCCAAGATGTAAACACTCGATGGATGTTATAGAATACATCAACAAACACCCACAGTTGAAACAGCTCGTGAACTATCACAATGTTAATACACAGGGGATACCACCAAATTATAGAACTAAGATTAACCGTGTTCCAACCATGCTGACTAAAAATGGTAAAATCCTGGTTGGGACTGAAATCAAAAACTGGTTGGACTCTCTTCTGCCTGCTAAAGAAGTGTCGAATGGTTCAATAGGTGCATTCGGGTGTTCAATGACATCACTCGATGGTGACGCACCCAGCTCAGATTTGTTTTCCCTGGATGATTACGGTCAGTCGCTTCAACCAGCCATGACTAAGGAACTTGAAGAGAAAATTGCCAGGGAAGTATCTAAAGGTGTAGCGTATCAAGAACTAAATAATTAGAAACGAGTTAAAGATCTAACGCACATCTTGAAGTAGATATGAGATTAGTAACAATCCAAGCTTCGGCTTTCAAGTCAACCTTTGAGGTTCTAAAAGACATCCTAAATGATGTGAATATATACTTCAAACCAGATGGGATGTATATAGTCACCCTGGATACAGCTAGAACATCTCTCATTGACATCTATTTAGCGGCTGACAATTTTGAAGAATACAGCTGTGACCAGGAAGAAATCATTGCAGGTATCAACATCTCTAACACCTTCAAACTCCTAAAGACGATAACAAACAATGATGTCCTGACCATCGAAATCAATTCCAAAGAATACATGAACATGGAGATTTCGAGTGAAGCGAAAAAGTCTCATACAAAGTTTGAACTCAAACTCTTAGACATCAATGAAAGTCGTATTGAGGTTCCAGAAATTGAGATGACCACTATAACAACTTTAGCATCAACCGATTTTCAGAGATTATGTCGTGATATGTCCAATATAGGTACAGACATTGAAATTACGAGGGAAGGTAATAAAATTGAGTTCAAATGTGAAGGTGATTTTGCGAATCAAGAAACATCGATCGAATGTCTAGAAGAAAGTCAAAAAATTACTGGTATGTACAGTCTAAAATACTTAAATATCTTTACAAAGGCGACGAGTATGTGTGCGTCTGTGCAAATTATACAGGAAACAGGGAATAGGTTTTTGATTTTGAAATACAATGTTGCAAATCTGGGTGAGCTCAAGTTTTACCTAGCAACTAAGGTATCTGAAGATCTGTAGTAAAATTCTCGAGGGTGTGGAGAGTCTTTTTCATTCCTAAACTATTCGAAAGAATAATCTTAGGAAACCTATCTTTTAGTACATCTTTATCGTAAAATAAGAAATGTTCAAGTGGAACTTTTTGACCATGGAAATCATTCCGGGGTCCGTGGTACCGTTTCACCTTTTCAGTAATGTTCTTCATTGGTTTATCATCTTGATCAACTATCCAAGCACTACTCAAAGGGATACTAAAATGCATAGATACATCTTCGTTTTCACCTGGCCTGAAGTTAATGTCATTTGAAATGGCTGTATAGATATGCCCGTTATAGTAATACTTTACCCGTAAAATGATATATTTGACATTCTGTGGTATAGAGGTGTTTCGAAAATCACGGCCTGTAACATTTACATAGAATTCTTCAAGAATACCATCCCAATCCTTACTCTCTTCTGTCCAAAAGTTATCCTCAGTTAAATACTTCATGTCATAATCAATTTTATATTCCAACTCTTCATTGACAATACTGTAGTCTAGTGGTGTCATTAAGTTTTTATAAAAAAAGTAAATAGCACTTAAAAGTTTGAGAAGCATTTCTTTATATAGAATGGAAGGAAACTTTTTAAGTAGATATAACAATAAATTAGATGAATGGAGTGAGCTAATTAAGAAGGATCCAACGAAGAGACGTAAGTATGAATCGGATATGGCACAGTATATTATGAAATGCATGCCTTATATGAATCAACATACCGATGATGGTGAAGAAATGACCAATACGGACAATGTATTCAATGTGAAAGAGACAGTTGGCTTAGCAAGAAGGGATATATTTACAGACTACTTGATAAAAGTAGAAAAAAAGAATATACAGAGACCAAATGAACTAATAGCTAGAGAGGAATGTGACAACTGTGAATCCAGTAATGTAGTTCATATTAGGGATACAGCAGATTTAGTATGTGATGGGTGTGGAAAAATTGTTGCTAGAGCCATGAGTGATGAGTTGACCTATAGAGAAGAACAAGAGACTTCCGAAAAAATTATAAACTATTCATACAAACGGGAAAACCACTTTAATGAATGGTTGTCACAATTTCAAGCACAAGAGATGACTAATATCCCCCCTGAAGTCATCGACCAATTGAGAAGTGAACTAAAAAAGATGAAAATCAAAAAACTCGAAGATATTACACACGCAAAGATTCGTGGACTTCTAAAAAAATTAAGACTAAATAAATACTATGAACATGTTCCGTACATTACAAATATTTTGAATGGGATTAAGCCACCAAATATGCCACAAGAACTAGAAGAAACCCTACGAATCATGTTCAAAGATATACAAAGACCATTCGATAATAACTGCCCTACCGAAAGAAAAAACTTCCTAAGCTATTCATATGTACTCTATAAATTTTGCGAACTTTTAGGTGAAGATGAATTCCTCCAATACTTTCCACTTCTCAAATCTAAAGAGAAGTTGTACCAACAAGATGTCATTTGGAAAAAGATTTGTCATGACCTCCTATGGGAATTCATTCCAACAGTTTAAAGAATCCATATTATATTTACATAATGATAGAGTGTCCAAACTTTTCAGTGTGTCATAAAATGTATGACCCAAGATTGAAAGTATGTAGTCCATGTTTTTGGAGATTCAAAAATGAGGTACTCGAATTCAAGAATGATGAATGCCCACATTGTTTTGAAAATACAAAATGTGTCAAATTCAGAAAATGTTCACATTTTATTTGTCTCAAATGTTTCAAAAAAAATGATAAATGTGCTTTATGTTAATTACTTTCTATTTCTCAAATACTTTAGAAAAAGTTATAAATCCTAAAGTATTTTGAAAA